TCTCGATTGACTTTCATCACAAGCATCCTCGAAGTCACTTTCATACTCCGAATCCTCATCTTCATCATCTGACATATCTGCCATTTGGAACGACACCGTGTCATCTATTTCTAACTCAAAATTCGCGTCATCGGCCATGAAATTTTTATAATCTTGACCTTTCGTATACCGTTTCTTATACGACAACAATATCTTACTAACAAACTGCTTAAAACTAACTGTCTCTAAAATTTCTACCTTGGTTTCACTACCTACTGGCATCTTAACTATCTCTATATCATAAATATCGGTCCTAACTCCTGTTATCTTGGTCTGATCTAATGACCCATTTGGCAATGCAAATGCCGGCTTTACTTTCATCCTTGCTATATACGTGAAGCGTCTATACAAGGCCGCGGGATACACTATGGATGCTATCTTATGTTTGAGTACATTACTGGTTGCAATTAAAAATTTAGATGTCATAAACAATTTTCCTTTCTCTGCTAAATGCGCACTATGTAAAGCATATTGCGCCTCATTTACTATCTGAATCACCTCTGCAAATTCTATATTAGGTGCCGACTCTGAATCTGTTCTCTGTCCAAAGTCATCCATAACTACTGCAAACTGGTTCTTATAATTATCGTAAAAATCATTAACGGGATTGAAGGGGAATTTTAATGTTGAAAGGTCTGTGTCAAATGTATTATCTATTATCTCTTTATCTGTGACTAACTTATTATGGTACGTCGCTAGACACTTTATGATGTAATCCGTTAAAAATGACTTTCCTACTCCTGTTTCTCCTTGTACTAAAATCGCCAGAGGGGCAACTCTAGTCTTCGTATCTACTGATGTTATATCTACTAATTTTGCGTGTAATTGCTTCGTTGCTTGGTAAATTGTTATCAACATATCATACATCCACATTCCTTTAAGCGTATTGTATGTGTGCATATGATCATAACATTTATCTAACAACGACTGCGTTCTCCTAATTATATCTGTTGAAACTAATGCTTTGTGTTGGGATGAAAAATTTATTAATGCTTGCAATTCTTCCTTCATGTTTACTATTGATTTTGAAAAGTCCTTCTTCGGGGTCGAATACTCCTCTCCGTACCACCAACTACCAACTATATCTAATGCTAGTGTTAACATTTCCTGCACTACCTTATTTACTGCTACTACACCTGTTATTGAGCGGCCCAGAAGGGACCACTTGTTTAAAA